GCCTTCACGTCCTCCGCCAAAGGCACCCGGAACCCCGAGCGCTTGGTCTTGAATAGCTTGCTGTCTTTGTTGTGCTTGAATATCAAATTCTCCCAACGAGGCATCAATGACATCCTGTTGATACGGAGACATGAAAGGTTGGTAAGCTGTGGGTCCTGTTAAAGCTCCTAAACCTCCTGCAGCTGTTCGTGCTGCACCGACATCCGTGCCTGCTTGAGTCAGTCCTGCTTGAGCCGCTGATAAATAAGGAGTGTAAGATCCAACCCCTTGTTGCGCTAAATTAATAGCCGAGGTTTGTAACGGATCTTCGCCTGCAACGAATTGTTGACCGGTAAATTTACTTGTATCAATCGGTACACTATAGGCAGCGGTTGCCTGTTTGGCGTAGTCTTTTGCTGTGTCTTGTAAATAATCTGGTAATGCCATTATTCCATCCTCGTTTGTAATTGTTGCATATTATTATACATTCCCTGAGCGCCTTGAGACTCTTCTGAAATCTGTCCGCCCGCTTCTAAATTCTCCATCATGTTCTGCATGACTTCTGCGCCGGCATCAATGTCACCACCGCCAGCATTTCTTACCGCGTCTGCGGTAAAGACGAATTCGTTTTTACTTAATCTTGCAGGAACGTCATCAGCCTTTTCCTTTTTACCTAAGGGTACAAAGCCACCTTCCTGTCTGTAGTCTTTTTCCATACCGCCCAGACTCATAAGTCCGCCTTCAGCTGCCATTTGTGGCTGAGCCATTTGAGGATTGAACTGAATATCTTCTTCCTGCATCATTTCTTCTCGAGGTTGCTGTTCCATTGCCGCTTGATAGACAACCATTAATTGTTCTTCATCTAATTCTTCTAATCGTAATTGGAAAATTTCCATTGCTAAAGCTTCCATTTGTTCTCGAGTCGGTTCGCCTTGAATCTCTTCAACATTTTCTTCCATCATTCCTGTTGGGGTTGCTGCCATCATGGATTCATCAGTTACGAGTTCTCCGTTTGCAAAACCTTGGGGTGCCTGTTGTCCCTGAGCCATGGGTCCTTGACCTTGAGCTTGTTGCAACACGGCCATTTTAAATTGTTGATAGGACATGGTGCCCCCTTGGTTACGATACTTTTGATATTCCATTTTTAACATTTGTTCTGCTTGAGCTTCAGCTGGCTGTCCACCGTTAGCTAAGCCAACGATTCCACCATCTTTGGATCCATAATATCCTGACATCACGGATTCTGCTGGCGGTAGAAAAGCTAAACTTGGATGTCTGTCTTTTGCCATTTGTCTAATGTTAGCAATACTTGAAGGTGTAACATCCCATGCTTCTTCTACGACGTCTTCTTCATCATCGCCTCCTAAAAAAGGAAGAGCTGTTAACCCAGCACCTGCGCCTAAGAAGGCTGCTTTGCCGTAGCCAAAATCTTTAAGTCCCTGCTTTGCTCTAGAGAATAGACTTGGTGGTAATCTAGCACCTCCAGCTGCTCCAGAGGATAAATATTTACCTGCGCCTCTACCTAAAGCTTTGCTCCACCAGTTTTTACCGATGCCACTGGAACCAAGACCAAATCTATTGAGACCATATAAACCACCACCAATTAAAGCCGCTTTTCCTAGTGGACTTTTAACAACTTTCTTAAGTCCTTTACCTATCTTTTTAGCTATTTTTCCTAGAAAAAAAGGTTGACGAAGACTTGCTACGCCTCCTTTTATATAAGGTTGTCTCTTTGATTTTGTCATAATGTTGCCTAAATTTTGAACCTACTTTGTTTTGCTTAATAAATCAAGCGGTGGCATCAGGACATGGACATCTCTTCGGATGTCTTTTTCTGGTATTCCCTTTGCTTTCCACTCGTCTTCGGTCTTATATTTCACCCCTGTTTTCAAATTACTGATCGTTGTCGTGACTTTAGCTGCGTCGAGTATTTCCATTATACCGTAACCTCTTTTTTAATGTTCAAATAACTGATGGTAATATCTACGCCATCGCTCACGGTTCCTGCGGTCGTATAAGAAAGAACCGTATTCCCTTCGACCACCATCGGATTCGTTAAAATCTCTACGCTAGCTGCCGTGCTTAACGTTTGAGTATTAATCACCTGAAAACCATTGTTCGTAATGGTAATCGTGGGTGTATTCGATCCTGATTTATTGGTGACATGTAATGATTTCACAATATAAGTTTCTGAAAGTAGTGGATTTTGAGTAGCCACTCCGCTAATCGTCGTCGTGCCAAAGAACTTAATGGGCCCTTCAGCGGACGTACTCGTGACTCCATACATTTTATACTGATTGATGACTGCCATTATTCGATAAAGAACGCCTGAGCGTCTACCTCTTGTTTAAGTTCTTGTTGAAAGGAAGTATTGAGTTTATTAATCACCGCATCCAGATCCCGGACTAAGGATTGAAACGTGATGGGATCGTATTCTCTACTCGCTCTTGTTAATGCTTGTACAATTTTTGCCATTAAACAAGACTCGCTATACCTTGTTCAGATCCCATGGCCATTTGTTGAAATTCTCGCATCGCCATTTCTTCAGCTTGGTCAGGAGGGAATCCTGCTTCTATATATTTAGCAACCAGTTGTTCTAGAACGCCTCCTTCGCCTTCTACCTGTTCACTAAAAGGAATATTTTGATCTTGCATAATTTCAAATATATTTTCAGCCGGTTCTTCAGGATCTCCTCCTAGTTTTAGTCCGACTCGACCACCTTTTGCCCAGTAGGCTCCTCGACCAAATCCTGGTCCAGCAACTTGTTGTCCTGCAGCTTCTCTAGCTGCAGTTGCTCCACCCCAACTCGGGGTAGTATCTCTTCTGCCTTTTGGATCCATGGCTGGATTAAATGTTCCTCCTCCGCCTGTAGTAACCGGACCAGCGTCTCCACCAACTGTAGGTCCTACTTTATCTACAAAATCAACAGTATCTACTGTAACGTTACCAGGTTGGTTACGTCCTAATAATCCTCGTTGCATTAATGCATTTCTCAATCTTTGACTGATTGCTTTTTTATTTTGGATTCGGTTCATCGCCCAGTCTATTTTCTTCTGTTCCATTTCTTCTAGGCTTCCACTTCCAAACATAGAATCAAAATTCTTTGCGTAGCCTTGTCCATATCCTATAATGTCGGAGCCAACTTTTAATCCACTTGGGGTATTAGTAAGAGCAAATCGGTTTCCTCCATAATCTCCTGCTGCTGTTTCCCAGGTTCCTAATCCTTTTCTATCTCCCATAATAGATTCATAAGCTCTTTGTTTTGCTTCAGGTCTTTTAAATTTGTCACCTAGCCATTCTAAACCACCTTTCACTGTTCCAAATATAGAAGGGAAATTAAATCCTTTTTTTTCTTGAGGAGCATAAGGTATATTTCCTTGGGCAGGATTAAATGGAATACCTTCAGGAATTCGAGGACCTGTATAAGTAGCTGCCCCTAAATCTTGTGTTAAATTGTCAGGCCGCATCAGGTTTTGTGGATCAAAACGTCCTACGCCTGCAAAACTTTGTCCGAAATTTTCATTATATTCTGGCCACGCTTGAGTGGTGCCATACCCTCGTCTATCTATGTTATCGTACCAAGCCATTATCTTCTCCCGTCTGGTTGTATGTCCAGCCTAAAGGTTCCCAGCTTCCAGTTCTGAGCCTCATAGGACCCGTCTTTGGAACCCGTGTTTTCTATTTGAAGCGCAATGGCTCTCGCCCGTGCGCGCGTGTCAACTTTATCAGTGGAACTGGTGATTGTAAAGGGTCCTAAGGAAGAACTGGCAGAGCTACTATTGGGATAATTTCTTAAAAATAAAGTAATCTTGGTATCTCCCGTCTGACTAATAAAGTCCGGTAAAAATCTTTTAATCTTCATAAGGTATTCACCATCTCCCCGTAGATCAGGCGCTCCTAAAAGCTGTCCCTGGGCCGCTCGTTTCTGTGTAATATCAAAGTCTCCTGAAAGAACACTGGCGGTGATTGCAGTGATCGATCCTCCGGCATTCACTTGATCGGTCCCTGTTTCCTGTTCATAATAAATGGTAGTGCCGTCCGTATTGCCCACCACATCATAGGAGGCATTATCCGCTGTCGTATAATAACAGGCATGAGGTTTTTCAAAGACAGAAGAGTCTGCCCAGGCCGTTCGTGCCAACGTTCCAGTATACCAGATCGGTTTTTTAAGCATCACGGACTCTAAATAATTATAAGTCACGACTCGATCCACCACCTCCGAACCTGAACTACAATAATACCAGCTGACTTCTCCAAAAAGATTATTGAGTCCGGCGTTAATTAAATCTCGAGGGGTGAAATTTAAACCCTCAAACACATGATCTTCAACTAAACATGGCATTGATTGAAGTTGACCTGAATAGCTAAAGAAACCATTTTCAGACATCCAGAAAGCAGTCCCATCCACTTCCATGCAGGCGTTCTTTCCAATGAGTCCACAGTTCGTTCCCGCGTGTTCAAAAGAAAAGGTAAAGGGCTGACCAACAAAACGCATTAGAAAGATGGCTGTATCGGTCCAAATATACATGGTGTCCCGACCTCGAACCGCTCCCATGATTCTAGAACCCTGGGCCAGTCTTTGCGTGCCCGCGGTGTTCGTTGCAGTAGGGGCATAATCGCTTGTACTTTCTTGATCAGAGAACCTTATAAACATATCGTCTTGAGTTGTTGAATCACCAATTGTTGTTTCGGTTCCCAAGAAAATTAAGTGACGGTCAACGGGAGAGACAATCATATGTCTCGAAGCCGTAGGGGCTCCGCTAATAATCGTTGCTCGATTTTCTGTAGGGTTAGCTGCTGCTGCATCCCATTCAAAACATTGAGCATTATAAATTAATGCAATGAGTTTAGTTCCATAGTTATCGAGAACCCATAAACCCGGATCAATAGTATAGTCGGCTGATGACGCTTCGCCCCAGCCAACGTAGTCTGAGATATTCGTTATCGTGGCACCGGCTGTATGTTCCGCTAAAGTAGTTCCATTTTGTGCACGGGCTCCTCCACTTAAAATTCCTGTAGCTGTATCGTTAGCGGTAAAAGAAATATCCTCTGTGCCTATTCTAATTTCTCCTGACGTTGGAAAAGCGGATGAGTCTGTTAAAGTAACACTGGTTACACCAGCATCGGCTGCAATAGTTGACACGAGAGTTGTGGTTGCCGCTCCGGATGCACTTCCTGACCAAGTTCCTGTTCCAAAACCATACCCCCCTAATTGTTGAGAAGGTCCTACACTGTAATAACATAATCCTGTAGCTGATCCTGAATTGCTTAAAGGGGTTCCTGATTCAGTTGCCGCCATCGTCACTTCAATTGTGGTAGAGGTCGGCGCAGACGTGACCATAAATTTTATATCTTCAAAAGAAGCATCAGTATAAGTGGAACCAACAGCTGTCACTCCGCTAACGCCATCCATTAAAACAATATCATCATCAATTAGACCGTGAGGACTTGGAAAGGTTATGGTTACAGTTGTTGAAGAAGAGGTGCTCGTGAAGTCACAGCCTGCAATGCTGGTTCGAATAGGGTGGATATCATAGAACTGACCTCCTGAATAAACATATAAAATTCGGTTGGTACCAATCGCAGCATATTTAACTCCTGCGTTATCGTCCCAATGGTGTAAGGCTCGACCGGCTCCCGTCAGTTTATCTTCGCCTAACTGGTCCCAGCCTCCTATTTTTTCAGGCGTCCCATATCGAAAACGTACGTTATCTCCTCCTGTCCACTGCCCTTCGGCACCGGTCGGAGTCACTTGTTTATTAAATCCTGGTAAAAAGCTTACTTTTTGTAACATAGAAAATTCCGTTTATCCTATAAATTCTGGGACCCTAATAAAAATGAGTCCAAAAAATTTTGGGTCTTTAATATTACAATTATACTAGATTAGGGGGGATATCAACACGATTATAAGTAGGCGTAGAAGACCTTTGTGGTGGAAAGATCCCCCACACCAGCTTTAATTATATTTTATTTCTTAAGAGGAGGCAACTTAAAGTTTTTAAACCAGCCTGGAAGTCCTACATGAAGACGCTTGTCAAAGAGGTTCTCTTTAGCTCCTGATGTCTTGCGATTATTATAATGTAAAAAGACTTGAATGCATTCTTTACCTTTAAATTTATTTCTCCAATGCTCTAGTTCACAGCCACGATAAACCAGCATATCTCCTGGTTTTAAATCTACCTTTATACCTTTGAGTCCTTCTTTTCCAGAAGGCTCTAGATAGATTGGCCAGGGATCTCCTCCAAGATTCATGGTGGTGGATATCTCACAACTAAATCGATCTTTGTGTCTTTTAAGAACATCCCCATGTTTATATATCCTGGCAAAAGTATAAGCCGGATTCAATTTTAATCCCGTAGTCTTTTCCATAATGGGTTGACACTTCAACATTAAAGTTTCCATGGCGATGTCCGAGTAATGAGAATAGGTATGGGGAATCTGACCATCCGCTCCTTCATATTCCCCTAATAATGTTTCATAAGGAGAAATGTATCTAGTTTTTCTACAGGTATCATAAACCTGTTTTTTAATAGAAAAATAATTGGCTATAAAGACAGCTAACTCTTTGGAGATAGCTTGACGAATAATTACATATTTATCTTTCTTAAACATTTCTCGCCATCTCTTTAGGGATAGCCGTGATGTTCCAATGGATAAATCTAAAGGGTGCTTTGCCATGATCTACTGCGTATTCATGTTCCATATATCCTGGAAATATAATTAAGGTTCCAGGCTTAGGTCTAAAATTAACTAGCTCTGTGCCATTAAAGATGCCTTTTAATTCTGGTTTCATTTTTAATTTAGTAGTTCGTGCACCTGTTCTTGGATCATGGAAAATAGGATAAGAAGTTTTTTCACTACATTTTAAAAAATAAAATCCTGATACATGCTGATTCCAATGGATATGCGCTGAATGATGGCCTCCACCTTTTTTAGAAAATTCCTGTACCCACATCTCAGAAAATATAGTTTGATATTGTTTCATATCATAGCCATGATGGTCTAAAAATTCCCAAGACTTTTGACCAACATAATTTCTTAGATCTATAAAATCGTTATCCTTGACTAACGGTGTTGAATGGTGGGTGGTGCCAAAATCTTTGTTAATTCTAATATTTTTTTTATCTCTTTTTCTGGCTTCTTTAATATATTTGTCACTGGCTTTGTTCAAGGACTTAACAAATTCAGGTTTTTCTTCTGACCATATAGGAGTTTTAAAATATTCGTTTATATACATTCGTCACCGTTTGTGAAGTAATTAAAATTTATAACGTATCGTATTGGTTCTTTTTTAGAAGTAATGGCTCTGTGTACAACGTCTGTGTCAAAAACCAACATTTTATTAGCATCAGCTTTTATAAATGTAGTTTTATTATTAATCTTTAATTCAGTTCCGCCGTCACAATCGTTTAAATATAGAATAGCAGTTTTGCACTTGAAATCATAATCAGTGTGCCATCCAGATGTTTTAAATAACGCACTGATAGACATATTAGCTCTAATCTGTATAGGGGCCTCTGCATGTAATTTTTTTAAAATAGGAATAATGTAGGGGGTGTAAAATTCGGACTGGGGAGCCATGTAGTTATAAAAACAATAAGTAAAATACATTTTATCAGTAGGGGTCATACGCTCCCTTCTTCTCCACGGAAAATCTTTATTCATAATTATGTTTTTAATCTTATCGAAAAGATCTTTATCTAAAAATTTTTTATGTGTTTGATATTTCATTTAAATGGATATCCTAAATGCCATAAGACAAGTGAGTATCTCACTCCTTTAGTTATGGGTTTAACTCTATGCCAAACAAATGATGGAAAAACAATGATACTTCCTTTAGGCAATATTTCCGTTGCTTTTCTTAAATGTTTAGCTTCATCTCTGTGGGGCGGATCGTATTGTCTAAAATCAAATTCTAATTCTCCTCCGCTATATTCTGAACCATCAGTGAGTTGACAGGTCATAGATAGTTTTCTAATCTTTCCATGTGAAGGAGTTTTAGGTTGGTCATAAACTTTGTGGTCGCTATCACAGTGCCAATCGTAATATTGATTAAGTTTATACTTTGTAAATTGGCACGATTCTGATCGATCCCATTCAAAATTCCACCCAGCTCTTCTGTTTGCTTCATGAACAAAAGGATGTATTTCTTTATAAATCCAAGTATCGTTGAGCCAGACTAAATCCGAATCTCTTTTATATTTTACATCTCTAACTTCTTCTTTGCTTAAAGGTTTTTTATCTAAATTTCTTCCTTTACCATATCCACCTGTAATAGCCATCGTTTCTTTTTGAGCTAAAGCATATTTAATAACGTCATCACAGAATCGTGGTGTCAGTGCCGATTTAAAATACCAAAAATAATTATATAAATTCATGAGTAATGGTTAGAATAAAGTTAAGTGAATCCTTTTGAGTGTTGGTGATACAATACGTTTGCGTCGAGGGAAACATGATAAATTTATTATCCGTTAAGGGGATATCCCAAGTTCTTCCTGCTCTTCTATTATCATCATAGTATATTCTAACGCTGCAATCCTTAACCTTTACCCCATACAACAAGGTGTAGTCTGGAGAATTTCTTAAATTTACAGGATCGATATTAAGTAAAGGAACGGAAACTTCTTGAGGTTTATAAATATTTCCCCATGTTTTTTTATTAATTAATTTAATTTCATATTCGACATTAATATGCTCTCTTAGATAGGTATTAAGTTTATCCCATTCCCTTGAATAAGGAAATTCTTCATTATTGATTTGTGATTTTAAAATGTCTAGTTGAAGTTTATTACGGTCTATTTCAAAACCTTTTGGCATCTCAACATCACCGTAATAGAGTCCTATTTCTGATAATACTTTCTTTTCCATATCCACCAGCTATGGTTTATCGTATTTTTTTTAAATTGTCTATGGAGCTATTGCTCTGTTTTATCCCAGGATTTATTTGATTCATTCCACTCATAATGATGAGTTTCTGATTCTGCACCTAAATCTGGAGCATCGCCTATTGGCGATTGCCATCTAGCATCTGTAGTATTCTTAACCCAAGAAGCGTAAGGTTGTTTAGGCCAAAATATGTTATTATCCTCATCCCAAGTATAACCTATCCCTGCATAGTTTCCTCTGAATGCTTTAGAATTATCGCCGGAATTATGTTTATTTTGGAATGTATTATAAGATGTTTGAATCCACATTGGGGCAGGCCAATTATTGTGTAATTGTAAATGTTGTTGTCCTACGGATTCATCTTCTTTTTGATCACCGTTCAACATATCTTTATTGTCTAAAGTTAATACTGAAATAACTTTTGAGTTTAAACTTATTTTTGCAAAATGTGCCATAATTTTATTGAAATTTGTATCTTATTATTACTATTCCTGAGCCCCCTGCTCCGCCAGAGTTTCCACTGAAAGCACCTCCACCTGAACCACCAGTATTTGCTGTACCAGCTGCTGCGGACTGACCTGAATCATGAGCCTGTCCTGCTCCGCCTCCGCCTGGAGTTCCTGCACATGATGGGTAACCTGCTCCACCAGAGCCGCCTGAATATTCTGTATCGGCTCCTGAAATTGAGGTATTAACATGCGCTCCTCCTGTTCCTCCTG